CTGATTTGGCGATGTAAATGTATGCCTGTTCCGGGCCACATGTTGAAAGTGCGGATGGTGCCAGACGAATGCGCTCGCGAAGACGGTCGTCTCCTTCGTCGGTGTATTGCTCGCCGATGTCCCCGCCGGAGCTCATCGTCACGTTCGTGACCTTCGAGATGTATGGGATCAGGTCGACCATCGTCGAGATAGTTCCGGCAGCATAACCGTTGCCTGCGTCACCCTCTGCGAGTGAACTGGCCTGAACGGTCACAGAATAAGCACCCGCCTTCAGGACCGCCTCTTCGTCGGTTGCAAAATAGACAGAACTATCTGCAGTGACCTTTGTCCACTTCGGGATGATGATGTTCTGACTCAAAGGTTCGTCGACCGAAAAGCGCAGCAAGACGGTCGCCGGGCTCGCACCGAGCCGGGAGACGCCGAGACGTTCTCCGATCGCATCCAGCACTTCGCCGCGTGCGTAGCGGAGAAGCCCCTGCCGTGCCGCGTCATCGATCTTATTGAACAGTCCGACGAAAACCGCGACCAACGCTTCTCCGTAGATCCGGCGCTCGTCGCCGGGGTACAGAGGCTCGCCGACATTCTGTTCCAGTTGCTGGATGATGGTCGTATAGATTTCGGAGGCGTCTGTAGTCACGAGATGGATATCGTCGCCATAGATGTTCGTCGCCACTTACGAGCCTCCTTTCACGAATGTGTCATAAACGAAATCCCCGTCCATAGCGGACAGGGCGTTGATGTCGATGTCATCCACGTCCAATCTCGGCTCATAGGTTTCGATGAGCCAGGTTGCATCCGCAAGAAACCGCGGACGTCCGTAAGACGCAGGTGTGTCGATGAGTGTCCGGTCGATGCCTTTCACTCTTTCATAGGGGACTTCCCCTCGGACGGTGCGCAATAGGTTCAGCACGCAGACGAGAGGGTCGCCGTTGCCACTTGCGAGCATATCGTCACCCCTTCAATTGAGTGTTGGTAGTCTTCTTCGCCGCTTTGTCGGCCGCTGATGCGGTGACGCTTGCAGCAGATGTCGTAGTCTTTTTCGCCGTCTGCAATGCAGCCGTTCCAGACTTGGACGTCGATGTCTTTGCCGTCTCCTTATCCTTCGATGCCTCCGGCGCGTACTCTTTGAAAGACACGGTGATCTTCCCAGCGAAGATTTCTCCGAAGTCGTTGATCTGACCTTCTGAGAGCGCGACTTTCGTCAGCTGGACGTTGGCAGGGCCAAACCGACGGCCAGCAAGGAAGAATGGCGCATACTGGCCAACAAGTTCTGTCCAGGCTTCGTATTCGTCTCGAACATCGACACCGGCATAGCCGGTCACGAGGTAGTCGAATTCGAACTCCTGGTCTTTCAGGTTCATCGTCTTGGTCGGCGCCGAACCTTCCTTGTCGTCGTTCGTCTCCGTCTCAAGTTCGAGAGATGCGGACACGTCCCCCAGATGCTTGATCTGATTCGGATTGACAGTCCACTGCATCCCGTTCCACTCGGCCATGATAACCGGGGTCGAGGCTTCGTCTGCGGCCGTCAGCCCACCCGAAGCATCGACCGTTGTTGCGGTCGCCGTCGGGTCAAAGTCATAGGTTGGCATGGTTCCTCCTTATTGCGGTGGCGTTGTAGAGCCGCCCTGCGAATCAGTGTGCGTATGAGATGCCAAAGAGACAGAACCAGCCTTGACGTCGCTGCCAGACACCTCACCGGTCGCAGATACCGAGCCAGACGCACTGACGTTTCCGCTGGCGGAAACATTCGCTCCGGAGATGTCACCTTCTGCAGTGATGCCCCCAGAAACGCTCTGTGCGCCCGTTTGAGCGAGGTCACCGGAAAGGGTGAAGTTGCCCGACTCGACTTCCAAGTCGCCGGAAACGAGGCGCGTGGCGCCAGACAGGAGGGTCAGGTCGCCTTCCGTCATCTCGACATTGCCTTTGATGACTTGCAGGTCTCCGTGGATGTGGCCATTCCAGTTCCCGTCCATCCGGGCGATGATGGTCCCGCTCCAGTCTTCGAACATGGCATACACGACCTCGTCACCGACCTGCAGGTTGCCCATCTCTCCGCGGAGCCACCATTGGATGGTGAGCGGAAGAGTGACCAGCGAGTCCGCGGTGCACGGCAGCACCCGCGCCGTCGTCGGGTTCTCGTCCTTGTCGACCGGGCTCTCTTCGATGGAAGAAATGGTACCCTTCTGGAGCATTTCCAGATTCGACATGTTCATCAGTATCCCTCCAGCGGCTTTCTCAGCCATATCTTCGATTTGGTCTTCACGTAATCGTGCCGGACCTGTGTCACGAAGGCTTTGCCATCCCAACCGGAGGCGCCTTCCGTGTTCAGCGTCACATTAGACCCAGGTGCGATGTTCCGGGCCATATAGTCTGTGTGGATGACCGCGGTGGTCATGTTCTTGTTGACGTCCCGCAGCAGGTTCTGCGCGAATCGGTTCGCTTCGAGCTCGGAACTCATCGACAGAGGCAGGACTGTATGCAGTGCCTTGCTCCCTCGCCCTGCGGAGAACGTCCCGACGACGGAGCCGTTCTTGACTTCACAGGAGCCGTACGCCTTGTCGCCGTTGTCTTTGTATTCGAAGTCGTAGGCGTTGGTGATCTTCAGCACTTCCCCCGCCGCCTGCCCTTCCATGAAGGACTGGAGATACAGGATCAGTTGCTCGTCGTAAACGATAAACGCCACACCCTCGAGGATGCAGCGCGTATACAGGAAGTCGAAGTCGGGCTCGTTGTTCTGGGCGACGAAGTTGTAGGTCTGGTCTTCCAGCCCATAGGTCAGGACTGTGAGACCGTGTGTTTCCGCAATCTCATTGACCAGCTGCAGGAACTTCACCCGCTCCCATGACTTCGACCGCTTGTCCTTCACTGTCGGCGGCATCGAGTATGCCCGTATCGTCAAGAAGCCGGACGAAGGCGTCACGCTGTCCACGAACATGGTCCCGCTCTTCGCGTTCCCATCTTCCACGGCGATTTTGTCGCCCTTCTGCGGGTTCCATCGTTGCCACAATTGTCGTGTGTCGTTGAGCCGGAGCAGGACCTCATCGGAGTGTCCCTCCGCGAACATGGTGTGGTAGCACCGGTTCACAGAGATGTCGGGGTAGATGTCCACCCCTTCGTAGATTACTTTCATGCTCATCGCCTCCAGGGCGGCAGGGTCTCAGAGGTCTCGACCTGAGCTGCGTCGATGACCGGCACTTTCAGCACTTCGCCACCTTCGAAGATGACCGTGTCGATGTAGTCCCGGTTCGCGTCGATGAGAAGCGTGCTCATGCGTTCCTCGTTATAGGCCGCAATGGCAATAGAGTCCCAGGTGTCACCACCCTGCGCGATGTACTCAATAAAGCCCAGCACCTGCAGTGACATAGGAACCCTCCTCTCTGGCTTCCAGTTCTCTCAGAACGTAGTCGATGAATTCCGGACCGAGGTCACGGAGGATCTTCATGAGTTTGTTCTCATCCAGTTTCTCGCCGGTCTTTGTCTCAACATTAATGGTCGGACTGAAGGTGATGCCGCCCATATTTACGGAGCTTCGGTTGTGGATGTTCCCACCGCCTCCGGAGAGTTCCGGAGTCAAACCGCGACCACCCTTGAGGGTGAAGGAGTCCATCCCGCTCAGTTCACTGTAAGAGCGGGGGCCGGTGTTCGACATGTCACTTGCAGACGCTCCGAGCATCTTACCAGCTCTCGCCCAGTATGCAATGTTCTCTTTGCGGTAGCGTGGGTTAAAGGACAGGACCGCCTCGACCGGATACCGCGGGTCTTCACCGGCGATGGTGACGCCACGTGTGAAGCCGCCCTTGGCTTTGCCGTCCACCTTGGAACTGGAAATCTTTTCTTTGATGTTCTTCGCGATATTGATTGTCGCCGTAATCGGGTGAGCAAATGCGTTCCTGATCTGTGCGAGCTTCTGCGCCACCCAAGTTGCGATTTCTGTCAGCTTATTGACGAATACCTGCTTCACATTTTGTAAAGCTCCACGAGCCGCAGAAGCGGCGCTTGCGAGTTTCTCTCGAATGATGTTCGGAATGATAACGAAGCGAATGATGACCAGCTTGACGATTACAGAGAGGATCGTGCTGAAGAAGTTCTTGATTGCATTCAGTTTCGCGACAGCCCATGCCTTCGCCTGTTCCATCTTCTGCGAAATGATAGACGGAATCTGGCCGAAAGTTTCGGAGGTCTTCGTCTTCAGTTCGGTCCACTTCGTGACGACCCACTCTTTCAGTTGGGACGCCTTCGCTTTGATGGTATCCCAGTTCTTATAGAGCGCAACACCGATTGCAACCAGAGCAGCAACTGCAGCAACGACCCCGAGAACGACCGGATTGGCACCGGCGATTAAGCCGATCAGCTTTCCGGCTCCCGTGGCAAGTTTTGCTACTCGCCCAGCAAGCTGGAACCCTGTTGTCAAGGCCTTGAAGGTTTGGAAGGTTTTTATCAACTTCCCGGCACCGATGAACAGTTTTCCACCTATGGTCAGAAGAGGTCCGGCGGCAGCCGCCACAGCTGCGAATTTGATTATCATTTCCTTCTGCCCGTCGGAAAGGCCTTGGAACTTTTCAGACAGTTTCGTTACAAACCCGGAAACTTTCTCAATGGTCGGGCCAAAGACATCGAGGAGTGTGGTCCCCATCGAGATGCCGATATTCATGAGGCTGTTCTTCAACTTCTTCATCTTCGCCTCGGTCGTCTCTGCCATTGTAGCGGCAGCCTTAGCCGTGGCTCCGGAAGAATTCTGCATCTGCTTTAGAGTCTTGTTGTAATCAGCACCTGCGTTCTTGATGGTTTCCGCTGCCTTGGAGGCATTGGCGTTGCTCCACAGATCCGAGAACTGTGTACCAGTCTTCTCAGCGTATCCTTGGAGTGTCTGAAGGACATCACCGACAGATTCACCGGATTCCATCAATTCCTTGAAGGACTTTCCTGTTTCCTGCTTCAGGATTTTGGAGACGTTCGAGCTACTCTTGCCGAGCTCGTTAAACATAGAATTGACGTAGGTCGTTGCAACTCTCGTCTTCACGCCTCGTGCAGTCAGTGTGGCATAGGACGCGCCGACATCTTCCAGAGAGACCTTGAAGGCGTTTGCCGTCGGAATAACCTTGCCGATGGAACCGGACAGTTCGCCAACGGTCGTTTTACCTAAGTTCTGAGTCGTCAGAAGGACGTCGGAAATCTTTTGGAAGTCGCCGACGGTTTCCTTGCCGTAGGCGTTCTGGATAGAGGTCAGAACGTCAAGCGCGGCACCCTGTTCGGCGAAGCCCGCCTTCGCGAGTTTCGAGGCATCCGTGGCCGCCTTGACGGCATCTCCGGCCTTCTGGCCTGCAGAGATTGCATCGTATGTGTTTTGAGCGAGTTCGGTTGCGGCGATGCCGGTTTCGGAGGAAGCTTTTAAGATTTCGCTCTTCAGCTTCTCCATCGACCCAGCGGTCTTGTCGCCGTTTGCCTCGACGATTGTTGTGACCTTTGCAAAATTGGTCTCATAGTCCTTCGCGAGACTGACAGAGGCGGCACCAGCAGCAACGATCGGAACAGTAACGTTCCTCGTAAGCTTCTTCCCGGTCTTGACCATACCGTTGCCGAGGTTCTGCATTGAAGTTGCAGCACTCTCCCACTTCTTGTCGAGCTCTGACATATTCGATTTTGCTGTGTTGAACGCCTTCTCAAAAGACGGGTCCAACATGCCTGCCAGCTTAACAAATGCGGTAACGGTCTTTCCCTTTGCCACTGCTTCACTTCCTTCGCTTTATCTTCTTCTGAAGTTCCTCGTTCTCACGTGCCTGTTCCTCAGCTGCCTCCTGGTATTCTTTTAGGAACTCCGATACGGTCATCCGTCGGAGTTCTCGGACGGAGGTGTAGAATGCTTTGCTGTACTCTCGGTATCTCCTTCGGAGGTCTCGAGGTCGGATTCCTCCGAAGTATTTGTGATAAAAAAAAGGCCGGTATTTGCGACGCTCTGAATATCGAATCCTGTGATTCGATCAAGGTCCTCCCAGCTGATCTCCGGGTTGACTGCAATAACTGCAGCATAGAAGAGGTTCTTGTGGAAGATGTAGTCATACATTGCGATGTTGTAGTTGCGATCGCTTTTGTTCGAACGCTGGGCAGCCTCGTCCCACAGATTCCCATCTATCTCTTCAAAGTCATATGTCAGCTCTTTCACTTTCTTGCCGTTGATAGTCAACGGTTTTCTCAGTTTGAGAGTTTCTTTCATAGTTAGTAAGCTCCTTTCAAGAGTTCAAAAAGAACGGCCTCCACTACGGAGGCCGTTTTCAGTTCTCAGATGAGGGGGTTGACCTTCTGATAGAAGTCCTTCCCTTTGATTCTGCAGATGTGGTTCAGCTTATCGATGCAGCAGTATTCCACACCGTTGATAAACAGCTGGTACCGGAGGACCGCAAAGGTCATCTCGTTCTCAGCAGCTTCGCCAGGTTCAAGCTCGATACCCGGGAAACCTTTCGGGATAGCCCGCATGAAGGCTTTGGCTCCTTCAGTCTTAGCCTTGCCAAGACGATCGTGGACGTCTTTTGCCCACCGCGCCTCGATGGTAATAGCACCATCAGCGGCACCAGCGAGCTTCAGGAGGCCGAGGTCTTCGCCGATCTTCGTGATGGCGAATTCCATATCATCGGTTCTGGTCGGGACCGGAAGCGAGACCGTGCCGGAGGCGTTGACATCGAACGTCTCGAATGCGATCTCGGGGAGCGTCATGGAGACGTCCCGGGCAACCAGCTGGCCGTCGACGTAGCAGGTGTTCGCCAGAACGGGTCCGTTATAGTCGAATGCAGTTGCCATGCTTATTCACCCTCCTCTGTGTAGACGCTGAAGCCCTCGTCGGTGTATGCCACTTTGACCGTGGCAGACTTGAGGGGCGGTGTCGGAGTGACAAGGATGTTCCAGACGAAGTCGCCGTTCATCATGTCGGTGGTCGTGTTGTCGGATTCGAGGAACTCGACAGTCGGGGAACCGATGAGAGCGCCGATGGACGCGTAAGCATCCAGCTTCTCCTGCTCGCGGTTGATAATCTCGTCCCGAAGACGCAGGGTCATCGGACGGTCGATGCGCGGGCTCCACTCCTGCTGGAAGCTGTTCGTGATGTGGAACAGCATACGAAGGGAGACATCGAAGATGGCGCGGGGCTCTACGTTGGCACCGTAAGCATACGCCGCGGTGTGATCGCCCCAGAGGACCCACTCACCGGCCCACGGAACGACCGTGGTGATACCGGCAGCAGCAAGGTCTCTGCCGCGTGCCTGACCGAATGCGTTGTCGGAGTTGCCGAAGTACTGCTTGATGACGGGGACCGCCTTGTTTCCGCAGGTCTCCATTGGGATGGAGTCGTGCTCATAGTCGATGCGCAGAGTCTCGACCATGCCGAGGGTGGACAGGTGGTAGGTCTTGCCGTCGTTCTTGACAGCCATCGGCCAGAACACCTTCGACCGCTCAGCCGTGAAGCCGTTCGCGTTCTTCCATGCAATCGCCTTCTCGATGGTGTCGACCGCAGTGGTACCGTCCGCCTGAACGAGGGGGAGGTCCGCATACACGAAAGCATCCCAGTGGCCGTCGATCTTCTGTGCACCGGACACCATCGCGTTGTAAACTTCGGGGATCTGCGACCAGCCCGGAGCCGCGACGAGGTTCGGGATCTCGAAGCGTTCGGAGTAGACCACGTCCAGCTTCTGGATGCCAGCGATGATCTCGTCCTTGGTGACCTTCGATGTGTCGACGGTGTTGTAAGTCACGGTGACGTTGCCATCTGCAAGACCTTCGATGGTGACCGTCTTCTTCGCGAAGTTGTAGCCGACCGTGTAGTCGGTGCCTTCGGCCTTTTCGGTCGTCGTCTCTTCCTCGCCGGTGCCGGTGGTCACAGAGACCTTCAAAGTGTCGAGGATGATGTCAGCGTCGACGAACGAGCCGGTGCCGTTCGCGATGGCCACGGTCTTAGTCGTGGCGGCCGCTGCCCGCATGGTGTCAGGGTCCAGCACGTTGATGACGTAGATGGGGCCGACGTTGCCGAGTACGTTGTTGAAGTGGGCGTCGATGGCCTCGGCGATGCCATAGGTGCCCCAGTCGTCGGAGATGCCGACTTTGTTCTGCGCGTCTGCCAGGTTGGTCAGTTTGACCGGATGGTTGACGACGCCAGCGTCCGCATATCCCCGGATGAGATGAACGGGCGCAAGACCGACATATACGGGCACTGTGCCGGACTGGATCGCGGACTGACCCACGCTCTGCCCGATCTGGCCGTATACGCCGTACTTGTATTCGTTTGCCATTTGGCTTTTCCTCCTTATAGAAGATTGTCATACAGCACGTGCTTCCGCTCCGTGCTGAGTGGTTCGCCGATGTAGAACTCCACATTCGCAAACCAGAAGGGCCAGTACTCCGGGGTCGCTTCCTGCGATGCGACCGGAGCGAACTTCAGCCCGCGTTCTTTCAGGAACCGATAGTCGCCGAGATACTCGACGTTCTCGATGATGCGGACAGCGGTGTCCACAAAGTTCCAGGCGTCCCGCCAGCCTTCTGCATCCATGTCGAACACTTCCGCGCCCGATGGATACTTCTTGACCGACGTGATCTGCCGGAGAACTCCGTTGCTGTCCCGCTCATACTGGACCGTCTCGAGGTAGTCCCCCGCATGAAGCCCCGGGCTCCATGCCGCGAACAGAAGGGTGACCTTCATCTCACGGACGCCGTCCGTCAGAGTGTCTTCTCCCTCCGTGATGCGAATCGTCACAGAAGGGATGGAACTTTCCACGCCTTCGGGGAGCTTGTCCTCCGTCGGTGTGTACATCGAGAAGGCGGCAGGATGAACGAGTTTGAACTCGTACCCTTCGTCCACCACGTCATTGTCCGGAACCTTCAGCTGGACCTGCGAACAGATTTCCGCTTCGACCCAGTCCCGGACAGCATCGAGCGTTGTTACGATTGCCATGCCGATGCCTCCTTACATGACGGTGTGCTGGTGGAGCGTGAGCGTCGTGACGCCCATGTCTTCCTGCCAGTCGTCGATGACGTACTCCTTGCCATCGATGTTGATGGTGTTCCCTGCCTGCTTCCGCTTGCCGAGGTCTGACGTCTTGGCGTAGAGCATGACGGAGCTCTCCGCGATGGAGAGTTCCTCGCCGCCTTGGCGTTCCTTCAGTGCATCATCATCGAATACGCAGCGGATCTTCTTCCCGCCGATTCTGTGAGTCTCAGCGAATTCAGCAAGGTTCAGAAAGACACCGAAGATGTCCTTCTGAACCTGGTCCTTGAATGCACTCATACGATGGCGTCTCCCGCATCGAATGCAGGCGGCGCCGCGTCTTCGATGGCCGCGAGGAGGTCAGCCTTCTTCTTGAGGGTCTTCGTGTCGATGCCCATCTCTTCTGCCACAGCCTTGAGCTGCTTGACAGTCATTGTGGAGATGTCGACTTCCTCAGTTTGAAGTTCTACGACCTCCGCAGGCTCCTCCGTGGCGGCCTGTGCAGGCTCTTCGGCTTCGCCGACATAACGAGCGATGCCGCGAGCTACAAGCCGCCGTTCGAGGTCAGGGTCCCAGTTCTGCGGGCCATCTTTGGCGCTTACCGGAATGATGCGTCGGCCATCAAAGTAGCCGAACGTGCCTTTGATGATTTCTACCATTTTGATGCTCCTTTCGGGTCAGGTATCAATCAGCCTTCTCCGCCTTCCTCTTCGGTCTCGAAGATGAGTTCCGCAGAAAGGAATGCGCCTTTGTTGTTGGGCATCATCAGCGGACGGGATTTCACGGTCAGGGTTCTGCTGTTGTTCTCTGCGGAGCTGAGATACTTCGGAACTCTGGAGCCGGCATAGGTGTGGAATTCGCCGTCGGTCTGCTCCAGCTGAGTGACAGCTCCATACAGGCAGCGGCCGGCAGCGGGGGCAGTCAGGATGGCATGGCCGGCCGGGATGAACGCGACATCGTTGCCGTCTTCGTCTTCGTAGGTCTCATCGTAGGAGATGATGGAGAGCATACGGCCATAGATGTTCAGGACACCGACCAGGGACGCACCTTCCGGCAGTTCCTTCGGATCGACCGTGCCGAGCTCATAGCGGCGAAGGTCGAGGTACTTCTGAATCTTCTCGTTGTCGAGAATCGCGGCAGCAACGTCAGCGGCGCAGACCAGTTCCGTGGCGCCGAGGCCCTTCTTCGTCTTCATCTGGATCATGGCCTTCAGATCACTGTAGATGTCGGCGCTCGGGTCATCCCAGGAGACGGTGGGAGAGTAGACTTCGGGGTTGCTCGCACCTTCATAGAAGAAGATCTCGAACTCTTCGGGGTTGTCAACGTCATCGCCGATGTGCTTCATGACGCAGCCGTTGTTGAGCATGGTCTCAGCGGCCATGGCTTCCTCGCGGCGAGAGATGAGCTCGCCAAGTTCGGCGGCATCTTTCAGGAGGAAGGTCGCCTGACGCTCTTCGGGAGTCAGGTCAGAGAACAGAGCCTCGCCGAAGCCTCTCTTGTTCAGATCGTCGATAGTGAGCGGTCTGCGGGGAGCGATGTAGGGCGGGGTGTATCTCTTCGTGGTGTATCCATCTCGAAGAACGGTCACGCCTTCTTTGCGGGGTGCGACGAAGGGCGCGAGACGCTTGTTGCCGTCCTTGTAGTCGACGAGGACATCGTCCGTGGAGAAGACGTCTGTCGCTTCGTTGGTCGGGAAATATCTGTCCCGAAGGAAGGTCTTCGCAGGAGTCAGCTGCTCGACCGCCATCAGGAGAGAATGGGTGTTGGTGATGTCGATTTTCATTGTTCGCGTTCCTCCTATCAGCCTTTGACGGCATCGGTCAGGAAGATGCCCATCTTCTTGAGGGCTTCCACGGCCTCTGCGTCGAGTTCGATGCCGGTGATCTCTTCAACAACGTTCAGGTTGAAGTGACCGGCGCGATATGCTTCGTACTTGCCAGCCTCGTCAGTGTCGTCCGCAAGGATGACATACTGCGCATCGGCAGTGATGGTGGCGGTCGCCTTCTCAAGGTTGCCACCCGCGGTACCAGTCAGCAGAGTGCCACGTTTGGTTTCCGCAGGAGCGGAGACGATGACGATGTCGTTGACCGGCTCGTTCTCATTGAACAGGTTGTCTGCCCCGGCGATACCGAGGTCTTCATACAGCTTCTTAGCCATTGTCTTTTTCCTCCTTGGTAAAGGCTTTCAGGTAGGCCCCGACGACTTTGTCGACGAATGCCTCCTCGTTGAACTGCTGGTCGTCGATGTCTTCGACGCCCGCATTCGGTGTGCCGGACACTTCATTGACGTTGGAGTCTTCCGTGTCGGCTTTCATGTCCGCGAGGAACGCGGTTCCTTTGGACTGCTGCTGCTTCAGCGCTTCGAACGCAAGCTCTTCAGCAGTCATCGGGGTCTCGCCGTACTTCGCAGCTTTGATGAGTTCAGCGTCGTTGATGTTGTTGGCGATCTCGTCGATCTTCGACATTCTCGCCCGCTCCGCGACGATGGCATCGTTCACGGCGCTCTCGACAGCTTCTTTCGTCTCAGCGACGAGGTCGGCTTTGACGGAGTCAAGAGCGGCTTTGACCGCGCTGGTTTCGATTTCTTCGACCAGCTCGGGGCTCTGCTCTTTGAGCTCTGCAAGAGTCATAGTTTTGTCCTCCTGTTTTTTCTCGACCGAGTTGGTCGCAATATTTTCATCGGCTTTCGCCGTATGAATCCGTTTGTCGGACGGGATCTCGTCCGGGAGATGGAACGCAGACACGTCGTGGTGGACACCTGCCACCAGAAGCGTCTTCCGGTCAGCGCTTGCCGCAAGTTTCGGGCCTTCCTCTTCGAGGACGGCATCCGCAAACCCGAGGTCAACAGCTTCCTGGCCGACCATCCATGTCTCGCGGGTCATCATCCCGCGAAGTGTTGCAGTGTCCTTGCCGGTCCGGTCCGCGTAGATGTTCGCGATGGCCTTCTCAGCCGCATCGAACGACTTGACCGCTTTTTTCAGGTCTTCCAGAGTGACCCAGTCCATCATGAAACCTGCCACACCGTGGATCATCAGCATGGAGCCGGGGTACATTTGGACCTCGTCTCCAGCCATGGCGATGACTGAAGCCGCACTAGCCGCGATGCCTTCGACAATGACCGTCTTGTGTGCTTCCAACTGCTTCAGTTCGTTGTGGATGGCGAGGCCGGTGTACAGGTCTCCGCCGCAGCTGTTGATCTTGATGACCACTTCCTTGGCGAATCTGGCCGCCTCGAGGTCCTGGCGGAACGTTTGCGGACTGATGTAGTCGAAGTCGCCGACGTCTTCGAGGTACCACTTCGGAACCTCTGTTCCCCAGACATCACCATACAGTTCGATTTCTGCGGTGTCGCCGTCGACCATCATGTTCCAGAATTTAGGTGCTTTGGTTTTCAGAATTGTTCACCTCTTCTTCGATTTCGAGTTTTTTTCTGGCTTCGGCCAGCTTCTCGTTCTCACGCGCAAGCTGTTCCACATTGGCATCCCACTGGCCGCCGTTCAGACGGATCGTGGACTGTTCACGTGTGCTGAAGCCTTCTGCCACAGCCATTGCTTCGGCGTTGATCTCCTTTGTCGGGTCGAGCTGTCCCTGAGACGGTCCAATCCACTCGCACCCAAGCCATGCTGCACGGATGGCCGGGTCAGCAAAGAAGCCGGGTGCAGCCACGCGGCCAAGGGCCACGGCTTCACTCAGCCAGATTGCATAGATGGGTGTGCAAAAGTCGTTTGCAAACCACTCCCGTCGCATCTTAAACGCTTTCCAGGCTTCCAGAAGAGCCGCACGAGATGCGGAGTAGCTGGAGTTGAAGGATTTCAGCAGAAGGTCTGCCGGAATCTCCAGTGCTGCGCCGATCTGCTCACACACCGTTCGTTCGAACTCGTTGAACCCGGTCGCCGGGTGCTTCGGATCACCGAACACGACGTCTTCGCCAGGCTTCAGGATGTTGACCTGACCAGGACCCATCTCGTATTCGTTCGGATCGATAGAGTCCTCCGGTATCGTCGAGCCGACTTCGTTGAACGGATTATCAGCAGGATTCGTCTCAGTTTTCACGAATGCCGTGAAGAATGCCTGAATCATCGCCGCTGCCAGTTCTGCCTCTGTGTACCTTCGGAGCTGCAGAAGCGGTTCGATGCACTGGGCGACGTACGGGACACCGCGATACTGGTCCGGCCGTTCGCTTTCCATGACGTGGAGGATGTTGGGGAGCCCGGTTCTCGTTCCGTAGGCCTGAACCCTCGTCCACTTCGTCGGTTTGAGCGTTCCCTCAAACGGATGAGTGTTGCGGAAGTGATAAGCTTCCACCATCCCGCTCCCGTTCACCTCGACTCCGTCATAGATAAGGTTCCCGTCCTTGGTCTTCCCCGTGGTCGGAAGAAGCGGCGCGATAGCCTTTGAGCCTTCCGTCGGTGTTGAGACAAGGTCCGCCTCCATGATGTGCAGCCGCAGCGTGTACGGGCTGATCGGAGTCGGTGCCGCCCGCTTGACCAATGCGAACACGTCACCGGACATCAGCCACGACGTCAACGCAAGCTGCTGCATCTCGTTGAAGTCGTTCATGCCGGTGGCATCGCAGGCATTTTTCGAGCTGGCCCAGAGGCGGAACTCCCGCTCCACATTCTTCTGCCATTCGCCCGCCTGCTCTGCAGATAAACCGAGTACTTCTCGGTCGATGCGGGACTTCAGCTGAAGACCGAGACCGATGACATTCGTACGGTTCGTCTTGACTGCGGACGTCGCCACTGGAGAAGCCATGTAGAGCATCCTCGACCGCTGCCGAAGGGTGTAGTTGTTATCGTTGATGTCTTCGGCCGGAGAACCGGAATGAGCATCGAAACCTTTGACAGACCGCTTCTGGTGCGAAGCACCTGCCTCGGAGTATCCCTTGTTCTTCAGCCGTATTGCGTCACTCAAGTTTTCACCTCCCTGAAAAGGGCATAAAAAAACGGCCCTTTTCAGGACCGTTGATTCAGTTGTTACCAGTCACGAGGCAGAACGCCGACCGCACGACGCGGCTTACGGCATCGTCCTTCGTCCATTGCCTCAAGCTCTTCCTCGAGGTCATCGATTTCGTCGAGCAGGTCTTTGATGATCTGCCGCACCTGCGGGAGCGTGATGCCCTGTCTCTGCAGCGACCGCGAACCGATCGTGTAGGCAGTTACGTAGTCGCCCTTGATAAGCGCCTTCTGAATTTTCAGACACTCCTGTAGGAGTTCCT